GTCTATGAGCAGATCAGACGCCGGAAGAAACTAATTCGGACATCTGCTGATGCTATTTTCATAGCAATTGTGCTGGCGATGGGCGGAATCATCATCTGGCACATCATCGCGTTCATTGTCGAGCAGGGGCAACAATGACGAACGAAGAGATCGAGGTGCGGGTGTGGGCAATCATCACGCTGTCGCTGACCGGCATCCTTGTCGTTTCTGTGCTTACGATCCTTGGCGGGGTGTTGTTCGTCGAGCATGACATGGAGCGGATCAGCCCGATTGATGAAGCCTTCTTGGCAATCCTGAAAGACATCATGCTGCTCTGCATCGGCGCGATAGGCGGTGTCGTCGGTCGCAAGTCCCTCTCGACCGCGCTGGAGAAACGGAATGATCCCTCTCGGTCCACTCCTTGAAGTCGGCGGCAAGATCCTCGAGCGGGTCTTGCCTGATCCCGAAGCGAAGGCGAAGGCGCAGGCCGAGCTTGCCAAGCTGCATCAGGACGGCGAGCTGGCGAAAATGGCCAACGAGACGAAGCTGTTCGAGCTAGAGCAGAACAACCTGACCGAGCGGCTGAAGGCCGATATGGGCAGCGACTCATGGCTGTCCAAGAACATCAGGCCGATGACGCTGATCTTCATCCTCGGCGGGTACTTCACGTTTGCGATGATGTCGGCGTTCGGCAAAGACACCAACGAATCTTACGTCCAGTTGCTCGGTCAATGGGGGATGCTCATCATGAGCTTTTACTTTGGCGGCAGGACACTCGAGAAGATCATCGATATGAGGTCAAAGAAATGAGCTTCGAGGAATGTCTACGGCATGTCCTGGCGCACGAGGGCGGATTCGTCGATCACCCGGCTGATCCAGGCGGCGCGACCAATCTCGGCTGCACGAAGGCGGTCTGGGAAGAATGGTGCGACAGGCCGGTCACGGTTGACGAGATCAAGGCGCTGACACCCGATGATGTCGCACCGCTCTACCGGGCGAAATACTGGGATGCGGTGGCTGCGGGCGCGATGCCTGCGGGCATTGCTTACTGTGTTTTCGACACCGCGATCAACAGCGGGCCAGGCAGAGCAGCGCGGTTCCTGCAGGCGGTGGTCGGTGCGACGCAGGACGGAGCGATCGGGCCTCGGACGCTGGCCGCGGTGAATGCGATGGACCAGCAGGAACTCATCAACGCTTACTGCGACAAGCGGCTCGCGTTCCTGCAGGAGCTGAAGACCTGGGAGACGTTCGGGAAGGGTTGGGCGCGGCGCGTCTTGGAGGTCAGGCGCACCGCGCTGGCGATGATCACTTCTCGCTAGGGTCCAGGCTCGCACCGAGGATCTTCAGGCGGCGCTGGTGAGCGGCATTGAGCACCGACTGCAGCACCGGCGAACATGCATCAATGATCTTTTCGTTTGCCTCCTTGAGTTCTCGCAGCTTGGTCATCCGCAGTCGCGGCTCGGCTTTGCCAGCGGTGGCGGTCTTGTCTGCCAGCTTGTTGTAGGCGACGAGCCAGTCATCAAGACTGCCGCACATCGAGTGCGGCTCGGCCTTGCCGGGTACTCGCAGCGCATATCCCTCCTGCTCGACTGCCTTCTGCAGCGCCTGGTCGGGCGGCACACCTGACTCCTCGATGATGGCGGCGCGTTCCTCGATTGCCTCGACAACCTCGGGAATCTCGATCACCTCAATGCCTGCAGCTTCGATCTCGGCGGTGATCTGCTCGAAGGTTGCAGCCTCACCAGGCTCAACGGTGTCGGACATCGCCTGCTCGATGACTGCCGGTGCGCTGATCGGCACACCGACCGGGGCGGCGATCCGATCCAGCGGGTTGCGGGGGGTAATGTCGCGCTCCCGCGGCGCTGCCTCTGCCGGGTAATCCTGCGCTTCCTCGGCGGTGATGAGTCCCTTCAGCACATCGGGGAACGCATCGCGCAGCGCGAATCCTCGCGCTCTCATCTGCATCATGCGCTTGGGGTAGGCTTGCCAGGGTCCGGCTTTGCCCCACAATCCTGCTCGCTTGGCATCCTCGACCGAGAACTTCGCGGTTACCGGGTTCCGACCGCGGCGCTTGGCAACGCAGACCGCGACAGGGTTCGGTGAACCCTCACCCTCGAAGAACTCCTGCACATCCTCGCAGACGGGGCTGGCCTGCACCAGCGCCATTGCCGCGTCACCGTAGACGCTGGGCTTGCCGTTGATCACGGCGATGTTCTGGAGCGCCTGCATCGGGGCCAGGCCGATCTCATATCCCCATTGAACGCAGACCATGATGTCCTGCGGCTTGCCCTGGTAGGCTTTCGGGACCATGCTGGACTCGGCCAGCATGCGGCTGAACTCCATAGCCTCGGTGATGGTGGCGGGCGCGAACCCGCGATGTGTCGTCAATGCTGTCATTGCTCTTCCTTGAAGTGTTCCTTGATGTTTTCGATGATGGCGAGGCTGATCGCGGTGATCACCTCATAGGCTCGCTCTTCCTCCAAGCCGGGGATGGCCGACTGCAGAGCCAGCACCGCTCGGTCATAGGCAAAGAGAATCGGGTCATCGTCCATTGCTTTCCTCCTTGATCTCGACTTTCAGGGTTTCGAGGATGCGCCGCAGTTCACTCATTGCGAGGATGAGCTGGGTGCGTCTTGATGATGTGGGCGGCAGCACCGCGAGCGACTCCTCAATCGCTCGCAGGCCCAGCGCCAGAGTGTGTGCGCTGACTGTCACTTGACTTCCTTCAGCGCGAGCGTTGATTGCCTGATGCTGTAGGCAGCTTTTGCAGGTGTTACCTTCTCGGGCTGCGCCTTGTAGTGGCGCATTGGCCAGCGCACAATGATCGACCCGAATCTGCCCTCGGTCGCGCTCCCGAGCATCAGCTTGAGAGCCGTCTCGGCTTTTGCTTTGCGTTCCGCAGCGCGTTCAAGCGCGGCTTCCGCCGCCTGAAAATCGTCGATCAGCACAGCAGCATGCGCCGGCAAGTCGATCTGCGTATTGTCTGCGACCGGGAAGATCCGCTCGGTGTCGCCAGCCTGGTCAGCCGGGTACCAATCAATCGCTCCGGTGTCCCGCCAGAACTGGACGCGGCGGTCGAAATCGAACACCGCATCGCTGATCGCGGCCAAAGACTCGGGGTGCGGCGCAAACAGGAAGATCCGCAGTTCGATGCCTTGATACAAGACGCACACCGCTCCCCACTTCGCGCCGATGATGTCCATCTGCGCCTGCAGCTGGAGAGGGCCGCGGTCGAGCGCCGGAACATCCTCGGGCCATGAACTGGTGAGCTTTGCTTCCAGCACACCGATGCCATCGAGAGCGATGCTCTCCTGTCCGACGACGATGATGCCGCTCGCCGGATCAGACACCAGGCGCTGGCCACCACCGTCAGCAGTCCCGTCCAGGCTGCAGGCCAGCGGCAGATCAGGGTGAAACCGTGCCTCGGGGTGATCGAGCTGCAGATCACGCAGCTGCAGGCGGCGGGCAGCCTCGGCCAGAATCGTCGGCTCAAGGGTATTGCCCCAGTCGGCGGCCTCTGACCCTTTCCAGGGTTCTTCGATTCCCTGGTGGGCCTGTATGACAGCCTGGAGGGTATCGTTGCGGCTGGCGTACTTGCTCATCCCAAGCAGCGCCGGGATGCGTGACGCTGACATCATCGTGTTGGGTGTTACCTTGCCTACCATTACTGTTCTCCTGTGACTTTGTACGAACGAACAACGCGACCGTGCGAGCTGGCATGGATTGCCACGCAATACCCGGCAGGACGCAGGACTCGAGTGCGAAACACCGCACCATAAAGCGAAGGGTGCGCCCCATCCGGCAGCGGGCAGCGGGGCCGAATGTCATTGATCGACACGCTGCCGAAGTCCAGCGCGACCTTCACGGCGACATCGCGGGCCTTCAGCACCCAGTCACGGTGCCGCTCTTCGTGCGAGTCGAGCGCTTGCTCTTTGAGTTCCTGTGCTGTCTCACTCATCGTCATTCTCCTCTGGGGTGATGTTCTGTGACCGCAACGTGAGCCACCGCTCATAATTCATCCGCATCTGTCGGCGCTGTTCCGGTTCCCACCCGGCAACAGGGTGAGCACTCTTGTCGTAGATCATATCCAGCAGGCGCTTGCGGAAATTGTCCGCATCGATGTCGAGCCACTCCAGGTAGGCATCGACACCGGTTACCGTCTCATCGAACAAAAACCTTGCAGCTGTGAATGCATGGGTTGTGATCCCCAGGTCTTTCGGTGTCAACGGTTCACCGCGCCGGGGGGAACGATAGACCCGCTCCCATCCGCGGGTTGCCAAATCTCTGAACGCTGTGGCAATGACAGCCGCAAACAGTCGCTTGACAGCTGCGGCTTGGCTGTCACGGTCCTGCATGCCAATCGACAGCTTCAGAGCATCCAAAGCAGACCTCCCAGGGTGGCGGCAAGCATCAAGGCTCCCGTCCAAGCCTTCATGATTTCGCTGCTCGACTCTTCCCTCCGCAGCAAGACATCCTGCCAGAACAGTTCTTCGTAGGTGAAGTCCCGCCGAAGCGGGCGCTGGTAGGCGCTGCCGATGGCGACCTTGCAGAGCGGCTTGTTCATGCTGCGATCTCCTCTTGGTTGAGACGGTTGATCAGGTTGCTGACTTGCTGCGCTGACCAGGCGAGGCCACCGCGGGCGGTCTTGACGCTGCGGGCCTGCAGTTGGGCGGCGATGTCGCGCAGGGTCACCGCACCGGATGCCTTGATCTCGGCGATGACCGGGGCCAGCGCGAGAGCGTACCGCTGAGCAGCGTCAGAAACGGCTGCAGCGCCACGTTCGGGGCTGGGTGACCCCAACACCACACCGCGGGCCTTCGCAGCCTGCAGCGCTGCTGATGTCCTCTCGCCGATCTTCCTCGCTTCCCACTCTGCGAAGACTGCAGACATCTGCAGCCAGGTGCGGTCAGCCTCTGGCATGTCGGCGCAGCGGAAGGCGACACCAGACTCGAGCAGGCCGCTGATAAAGTGGACGTTCCGCGCCAGGCGGTCTAGCTTTGCGATGATGAGGGTGGCCTTCGCCTTCTTCGCTGCGGCAAGCGCAGCCAGCAGTTGGGGGCGGTCGGTCTTGCGACCGGACTCGACCTCGGTGTACTCGGCCAGCAGCGGCGCTCCGGCGATGTGCGCCAGGACTGCTGAACGCTGGGCCTCGAGGCCAAGGCCGGACTTGCCCTGGCGGTCGGTGCTGACTCGGTAGTACGCGATGTAGGTCATGCTCGCTCTCCTGTTGTTTGGTTTGCTTTAGATTGCAAACTTTCCGCGTATTCAATGGCCTGACGTAGTCCTTCCATCTCCGCCTCGATGAGCGGCAAAGCCCTCGAGGAGCTTAGGCTTGGGGACTCATAGATGACATGTAATAGCTGCTCTAAACTTTTGAGGGTTGCTAGGATGTTGGTCATGTTCTCTCTCCTGTTGGACTCATCAGTACCGGCTTGACCGGTAGACCCCCGAAGGGGTTTCGTCCTGGTGATCAATGTCTCCAGCTGATCGACTTGGACAGCTCGCGCTGAGCTTGCCGGTACTGCTCCATCCAGTCTCTGCGAAGGCACTCTGCTTTTTTTGCATCACCGATGCGATCAGCCAGCAGCTTTGTAGAGAATTTGCGGTCGCCGTCACAGATCGAATTGCTCATGTCTTCGTTGAATCGCTCGAGTGCCGTGTCGTAGTCCATCTGTCTTCTCCTGTTGTGTGTTGCGATATCGTTGTGACATCGCATGGGTTGAACTATGCCAGCGAATCGGGTGCTTGTGTTGGAATATTTTTTGATCGTCAACGCTGACCCGATAGGCAAAACCTAATCCCCCTCTGAAAAGCAGGTGCTGACGACATGTTTGACATGCGATGTCGCGGCGATATCCTAGCAGGCATGAAGACACCATTGAAGCCGATCTTGATCCGGTTGCGACCGGATGCGCGGGCGTTGCTTGACCGGGCTGCAGATCAGCAGCGGCAGAGCAGGGCCAGCATCATTGAGGGGCTGATCCATGCACACCTGGTGCAGACCGGGGATGTGCAGGTCAGGCTGCAGCGGATGCTTGGCGGGCCTCGGCGATGAGTCTTGCGATTTATTTTGTCGTCCCTGGTGATGCGGTCGGCAAGGGTAGGCCGAGGGTCAGCACGATCGGCGGCAGGCCGCGCCTGTACACACCGGCCAAGACTGCGGCATGGGAGCGCCGGGTTGCGGATGCTTGTCAGGGTGCAATGGGATCGCTGGCACCGACGAGCGCTCCCTGGTGGGTGCGGATCACAATCATCTGCCGAGTGCCTGCCAGCTGGCCAAAGAAGCGCCAGGAAGCCGCTATGCGGGGCATGGAGATACCCGGCAAGCCAGACCTCGACAACGTGGCCAAGGCGGTCCTGGACGCCTGCAACGGGGTGGCATGGATCGATGACAGGCAGGTGGTGAGACTGGTGGTGGAGAAGGGATATGGTGCAGAGCCGAGGATCGAGGCTTACATGCATGAGGTGAATGATTGATGGATGGGAAGAGGTTTTGCAGCCATTGCCAGCAGCGGAACAGGGTCGAGGGTGGAGACTGGAAGATCAGCAGGGACGGACGGCACCGCAGATGGCAATGCGGTTCTTGCATGTCACGGCTGCGGGAAGCGACACGACAACGCGAAGCTGATGCAGCTGCCAGACGGGATGCTGGTGGGGATGCAGAGTGACGCCTGGCGACACTACTGCGAGGTGCAATGGGCGCTACGGTTGCCTGATCGAGTCGGTCCGCGCAGCAAGCGCTGGACAAAGGCGATGTACATCAACGAGGTCCGGGCGAAGCGCGGTGACGCAGCTGCTGACCGGCTGCGGATGGATCTGATCAAAGCATGGAAGGCACAGCATGAGGCATCAGGAACTGGTCTTGTGGCACCAGGCAGGCGATCACCCCGAGCGCGATGAGACGGTACTGGTGACGCTGGATGACAGCCGGCAGCGCTGGTGCTGGGTGGCGACATGGGATGGCCAGCAGTACCGTGATGCCTGCGGAATGCAAGCGTACCGGCCAGGACTGGTGATCGCATGGGCGGCGATGCCTCGAGGACCACTGTGACCGATGGACCACCGCGGATCAAGCTCGGGAAGCCGCGGGCCAAGCGCAAACCAAAGCCACTCGGTAACCCGATCAGCGAGTTCGCCCTGGTCCCAGCATTCGCAGCCTATGACCCGCACATCAGCAACGCAGCATTCCGCATCTTCGTGGTTATGTGCCACCACGCCAACAGTACAGGCGTCACTTACATCAGCCAGGCGGGGATCGCCCGCAAGCTCGGCATCACCCGCACCGCAGTCACCAATCAGATCAAGACGCTCCTCGAACACATGTACATCCATCGAGTCAAACCACCCACGCCAGGCAAGGCCAGCGCAAGACACCGCATCATCTATGACCGCGATCAGCATGCCGCTTTCCGAGTCCTGGTCGCACACCACACTCAACCAATCGAGGACCGCATGAGACGCAAAGGCAATGTCACAGTTGATGACCCAAACATAGGGATAAGAATAGGTATAAAGAAAGAAACTAAAGCAAAGAAAGAAAGTTCGACGATCGACGAAAAGCTGCGACAGGTGGTGATCGAGCGATACGCTGCCGAAGGTCTGCCGCCGCCATCGGAAGCGCTGATCGCGGAATCGGTCGCCGACCTGATGCGGCAATGCCCCGAGATCGCGTCAGGATCGCCTACAAGCGACGATCGGGCCTCGGGTAAGGGCGACATAGCCTGATGGCCTTCCGGCGCCTTGTAGGCCGTTTAATCGCGTCTTGTCAAAACCCAATCGGACGTTTGGTTTTAGACAGGTTGACGGCAGCGTGTCCAGCGCCAGGCGGCAGCAGCGATGCCTTACGCGTTTCATGCGGGCGCGTACTACGCGTTTCATGCGCGAGCGCAGGCGCGACCCTTCGCCCCCCCCCGGTCTAGCGCTGGCGGTGGGGCCCCCCCAAAAATTTTCGTCAGGTTTTTGCGGCTGGTGGCTTCCCGAAAATTTCCCTGTGTTTTTTCTTGAAGGAGTGAGTGATGGCGTATGAGATGAAGCCTGGTGAGGGTAGTGTGTTTCGGAATGAGAAGAAGGTTGAGGATTGGCATCCGGAGTTTAGGGGGAGGGTGATGTTGCCGGATGGGGTGGTGCATTGGGTTGATGTGAGGGAGAGGGTGGGGAAGGATGGTGGTTCGATGTGGTTATCGATTCGGATTGGGAAGGCTGTAGTGAGTCGGCACGAGGTTGAGAAGTCGAACGGTTATCAGAGGTCTGGTGGTGATGA